GTTGCCATGCACGCTCCCGGAGATGCGCAAGGGTGGTGCGTACAGGCAGCACATGGTGTTGCGGCACCCGGTGAGTGGGGCGACGATTGCTGGTCAGGCGAGCGGCGCGCACATTGGTCGTGGTGGACGCCGGACGTTCGTGCTGTTCGACGAGTTCGCGGCGTTGGAGGACGACGAGGCTGCGTGGCGTTCGGCGTCGGACACGACGTCATGCCGGATCGCAGTGAGCACGCCGATCGGGTACGGGACGCGATACGACAAGTTGGTGTCGGAGGCGCGCGGGACTGGGAACCCCGAGTTGATCGAGATGCTGTACTACCAGCACCCGGAGAAGGCGAACGGCGCGGAGACGCGGGTGGACTTCGACGGGAGCGTAACAGGGGTCAGCGGCGGCACTTACGTCTGGACGCCATGGCTTGGCGACCAGTTGCGCAAGCGTGACAAGATCGATCTGGCGCAGAACGTGTTTGCGGAGGCGATGGGTGCGGGGGCTGCGTTCTTCCCCAGCGTGTCGATCACGAGTCACAGGCGGGAGTTTGGTCGGGAGCCGCGTCGTGCGAACTGGGTGAGGGGTCGGTGGGTGGACAGTCCGACGGGTCGGTGGCGGTTGTGGGGGGAGCCGGACGTGGGGTCGTACTCGGTCGGGATGGATCCGGCGTATGGAACGGGGAACCACGCGAGTGCGGTGGCGGTTCTGGATGCGTCGGATCGTCGGCTGGTGGCGATGATGGTGGACGCGAACATCACGCCTGCGGACTTGGCTGCGGAGGTGGCGGACGTGTGCAGGGGTGCGTTCCGGGAGGCGGTGGTGGCGTGGGAGGTGAACGGCCCCGGTCAGAGCCTGCAGCGTGACTTTGAGGCGCAGCGGTTCACTCGGGTGTGGAAGCCTCGCAAGGAGGGGAAGACGACGCACGGGATCGTGGACAGGGTGGGGTGGGTGTCGAGCGAGCAGAGCAAGCGGCTGCTGCTCGGAAACCTGTCGAGGGCTGTTCAGCAGGGGGAGATGGTGATTCCCTGCACGGGGACGCTGGACGAGATGCTGGCGTATGTGCTGGACGGAAACGGTCGGGTGATCCCGGGTCGTCTGCGGGACGAGAGCACGGGTGCGCGGGAGAACCACGGCGACAGGGTGATTGCGCTTGCATTGGCGTGGATGGCCTTGGATGATGCACCTGTTCCCGGTATGGAGCAGGTGGATTACTCTCCCGGGACGGCGGGTGACCTGCTCCGGCACTGGGAGGTATTCCGATGATCGCGAACGCTGACAGGGTTCGGAACTACTGCGAGGAGCACGAGATCGAGGCGCTGTTCGCCGACGGTCTGGACGATGCCGTGATCGGGCTGACTCGCGACCTGTCGAGCGGTGCGTACCGCGTGGTGTATGACACGGCTCGCGTGGTGCACGTCCTGATCAACGACCACGGGATGGACTACGACGAGGCGGTGGAGCACTTGGAGCACAACATCGTTGGAGCGTTCATGGGTGACAACACGCCCGTGTGGTCGTTCCTCCCGGAGGAAGGCGAGTAATGGCGAAGAGGAAGCAGGGGCCGAGTCTCGCGGTCGGCAGGGGCGAGAAGTTGCCCGTGTCGCAGGGAGCGGGTCTGACGGCCAAGGGTCGGGCGAAGTACAACCGCGCGACCGGGAGCAAGTTGCAGGCTCCGACGAAGGACAAGAACGATCCCCGCCACAAGTCCTTCTGCGCGCGCAGTCGGTCGTGGAAGGGCGAGCGCGGCATGGCCGCGCGGAAGCGATGGGGGTGCTGACGTGGCGAAGAACTCGCTGGTCGGGAACATCAACAAGCGTCGCAAACTTGGGATCTCGCGCCCCAAGTCCAAGTCAACCGTCAGCGCGAAGTCCTACGCCGCCATGAAGAGCGGCTGGAAGAAGGGTTAGTCATGCCGAAGGTCGGAAACAAGTCGTTCCCCTACACGAAGATGGGCAAGATGCAGGCTGCTGCCGCCGCGAAGAAGTCCGGCAAGCCGATGAAGAAGGCGAAGAAGAAGTAATGCCCCTCAAGTCGAAGGCCCAGCAGGGCTACATGTTCGCGCAGAACCCGCGAGTCGCGAAGGAGATGGCTTCCAAGACGAAGTCCATGAAGAGCCTTCCCGCCCGTGCGAAGAAGACGGCCAAGAAGGCCGGACGGAAGGGTCGCTGATGTTCATCAAGATCCGCAGCACGCACTTCCCGATCGACTCGATCGACCAGATCGACGACATCGGCGGTCGGGTGCGGGTCACGATCTCGACTGGGATCAAGATCGACCTTGACCCGATCGAGGCGGAGAAGGTGATGCGTCAGGTCGAGTCGATGAACGTCGCTCGCCTGCAGCCGGAGACGCCTCCGTCTGCGGTGATCCTCGCGCGGGTGTCCGCGCTTGAGGCACGGGTGATGTCCCTGCAGGCGTCGCTGCTCGCGCTGGAGGCGACGCGCGCCAAGCCGAAGGTGAAGTCCAATGCTTGATTTCTCCAACATCTCCAAGATCCGCGACGAGATCGACCGCGCGGAGTACTTCCGCGACGTGCATCTCCAGACCCCGAAGGAACTGCGCGAGTGGTTCTGCGGTCAGGGCTACCGCGACGGGTACGGGGTCGATCACCCCGAGAACGCGGTGCACTCGTACATCAGCATGGTGCTGCCGCGCATCATCCACGACAACCCGAAGGTCAGGGTGACGAGCGCGCGACCGCAGGTGCAGCGCACCGCGTGCGTCGCGATGAAGGCCGCGCTGAACCGCTGGTCGAAGATGACCCGCCTGCGCGGGACGATCGAGCGGATCGCGACGGACATGCTGCTCGGCTGGGGCGTGGCGCTGACCGTGAACGAGCCGAAGGGCGCGGAGCGGAAGTGGGACGCCGACGGCCCCTACCTTCCCCGCGTCTACCGCATCGATCCTGCGCGATTCATCATCGATCCTGCGGCGATGCACTGGGAAGAGGCGCGCTTCTTCGGGCATGTCTGGGTCGGCGACAAGGAGGATCTGCTCCGCCGTGCCGAACTCGACGAGACGTGGAACAAGGAGGCGATCGAGGGTCTTGCGACCAACAACGGCGTGGACGAGTTGCGCGACAGCCGCGACATCCCGGAACGCTACGAACTCGCGATCTACGAGATCTGGGTTCCGGAACTGGATCCCATGGCTGCGGAACTGATCGACGACGTGACGGACTCGGCGCTGTTCAACGGCACGATCTACACGATCGCCAAGTATCAGGGCGGGTCGGACAACTGCCAGTGCGAGTTCATCCGCAGGCCGCTGCCCTACTACGGGCCTTCGACTGGCCCGTACACGATCTTCGGCGCGTTCAGCGTCCCGAACGACCCCTATCCGCTCTCTCCGATCGTCGCCTGCCGCGACCAGATCGAGTACTGCAACGACATGGCGAAGAGCCAGCAGGAGAACCAGAAGCGGTACAAGCGGATTCTGGTCGGCGACGCCAAGAACCCCAAGTTCCTGCAGGACGTCGTGAACGCCCCCGACATGTATGTCTTTGCGGAGGCAGGACTTGACGCTCGCAGCCTGCAGCCCGTCGAGGTCGGCGGCTCGACGAACCAGCACATCCAGTCGGTCGAGACCGCCAAGGAGCGGCTGGACAGGGCGCTCGGCATGTCCGACGCCATGCGCGGCAACATTGCCGGGTCGGCGAGCGCGACGGAGGTCGCGGTGGCGGAGTCCGCCAGCACCATGCGGATTGCCCACCTGAAGCGTGCGTTTCAGGACAGCATGGATCTCGTGCTGCGGAACGTGGGCTGGTACATGTTCCATGACGGTCGCGTGACGCTCCCTGTCGGAGGGGAGGACACCGCCGCCATGGGACTGATCGATCCCGTCTTCGTCGGCGGGTTGAAGGTGGGAGCGTGGGAGGACATGCAGATCGACGTGGACGCCTACAGCATGGAGCGGACGAGCGAGATGCTTGCCCAGCGCCGCGCCGTGGAGACGTTTCAGGTCGTCACGCAGGCCGCGCAGGCCATGCCCATGATGCCGTGGGTCAAGTGGAAGGATCTGCTTGGCTTCCTCGGGGACGCCCAGAACGTCCCGCAGATGTCGGAGTTCATCGACGACAGCCAGATGCAGCAGGTGCAGCAGTCCATGGCGGCTCCCCAGAATCCGCAAGGGGGGGGTGTTCCGCAAACGGCTGCGCAGCCGTCTCCTACTGGTGAGGCTCCCGCCGTCCCGCCGTCCGCGCAGGCGGCACTCCAGAGCGCGCGGAGCAGAATGTGATGCCGTCATACGACTTCGTCAACTCCGAAGGAACCATCGTCGAATGCGTCTTCGCCATGCGGGACGTCCCGGCGATCGGCTCGACGTATGAGCATCCGGAGTTCGGCACGATCGTTCGCGTCGCCTCGGCGTCGCAGATCAGCCCGAACTTCACCACGGGAACCTATCCCTACGTCAGCCATGCACTTCCGCGCAATCTGCCGGGAGTCAAGTGCGACGCCAAGGGGCATCCGATCATCCACAGCCGTCGCGAGGAACGCAACGTAGCGTCCCGGCACGGCTATGTACGAGCAGAGGACTGACATGGACAGCGACGCTGAACCCATCGTGCAGGCCGAGACTCCGTCCAGCGGGGCGGAGGAGCAGGTCAAGCAGGACACGACGCAACCCATCGAGGCCGAGCAGGCTGAACCGATGGACGATGACGATCTTGTTCTGCAGCAACTGCTCGACGAGTTGTCCGCAGAGGAAGTTCCGGCATCCAACGAGGATTCGTCCTCGTCCGATCCGGAGCCAGTCTCGGAGACTCCCGCATTCGACCGTGATGCGGTCGCCAAGATCCTGAAGAGGGATGGCGTACCCGACGAGATCATCCGCACCGCGACGCCGGAGACCCTGTCCAAGTGGGCAGAGGCTGCTTCCAAGCGTCAGAAGGACGTTGACTCGTATGGCGGTCGTCTGAAGGAACTGGAGGCACGTCTCGCGAGCGCGCAGCCGGAAGCGGCGGTGCAGGCCAACACGCCTGCAGTCCCGCAAACCCCGGCGGATCCGTTCGCGCAGATGGCGGCGGTGTACGGCGAGGATCTCGTCGCTCCCGTCCGCGCAGCCTTCGTTTCCCAGCAGCAGCAGATGCAGGAGCAGATGCTGCTTGCGCAGGCCCGTGCCGCCGATTCCTCGCTGCGAGTCCAGTACGGAGCCAAGGCTCCGTCGTGGGACAGCGTCGTGGCGAAGATGTCGGAACTCGGGGCTGCAACGCCCGGTGGATATGCAAGCGTCGATGCACTCGCCGCTGCTGCCTATCAGGCAATCGTTGGATCGAAGCCGTCCACGCCCGTGAACCCGCGTGCCAACCAGCCGACCGCCCCGAAGGGTGGGCCTGCCCCGGTGAAGCCGCCTCCGCGCGACGAGGACGACGACATCCTTGACCAGATCATCTCGGGCGGCGGCACTCGCCTCCGCCCAGCAACCAGAAAGTAAGGAGGAAGGCACATGCCTTCGATCACCCAGTTCAATGACTTCATGCAGAGCACTGGCCCTGCGTACCTGAAGTCCGCCGATGCCGTTATCAACGAGGCCGTCAAGAACAACTACGTTCTCTCCCGTCTTCTCAAGGAGAAGGCCAGCGAGACTCTCGTTCAGGGCGGCACTACCGTCAAGGACGTGATCGTCTTCGACGACGCCTCGACCTACCAGAAGTACCAGCCCAACGACACGTTCACTTGGACGAACCCGCAGGTCACCGACACCCTGACCGCGCCGTGGCGTTTCTCGATGGACTACATGTCGTGGACGGATCAGGAAGTCGAACTCAACGACGGCGACGCCAAGGTCATGTACAAGCGTCTCAAGCGCGTCAAGGAGATGCGCATGTGGACTTCCATGCTGAACGGCATGGAGAACGACCTCTGGCAGTCCGCGTTCGGCAACGAGACCGCGATGGAAGGTTCGGGCGGCAAGGAGCCTTACGGCCTCCCCGCGTTCATCACCGAGAACGCCACGTTCACGACTCTGCTCGGTGAACGCGGCGGCACCGCGTACAACTCGTCCGGCACTCGCTGGTCTTCGGTTCTCGGCATCAATCCGACCAACGATCCGCGTTGGACGAACCAGATTTCGTTCTACAACAAGAACTTCAGCCTGACCGACAACCCGGTCACCAAACTTGCTGGCGACTATGTCGGCCACAACGCGAACGCATCGAACACCCGCACGGTGTTCAACCTGTTCGGCGCGTTCGACGACATGTACCTGAAGGTGATGTTCAAGGCTCCCCTGACCCAGCGTCAGTACTTTGAGGAGACGACCTTCCAGCGCCAGATGATCCTGTGCTCGCGTCTCGGCATGAATCAGTACAAGCGGACGCTGCGCATCTCCAACGACATGCTGGTCAATCCGCAGGATGCCGCCTACAACACTCCGACGTTCTCCGGCATTCCGCTGGAGTACTGCGCGAACCTCGACGACGCGGCGATCTTCCCCGCTGCCGCGTCCGGCACCAGCCCTGCTGACACGCTGGCTGGCCGCAACAACACCACGTCCGGTCACACCGCTGCGGCGGTCGGCACGGAGACGGGTTCCGGAACGATCGACAAGGGTGCTCGGTACTACTTCATCAACGGTCAGTACCTCACCCCGATCTTCCACACGACCCGCTACATGAAGAAGCACGACGTGATGCGTCACCCGAACCAGCCGTTCACTTGGGTGCAGCCCGTCGATTGCTGGTGGAACCTGTTCTGCAACAGCCGCCAGCGTCACGGCATCATTGCCCCGCTTCTCACCTGATTACGCAACGGGGGCGGGAGCGATCCCGCCCCCTCCACCTCACAAGGAAGGAATACTCACATGTCGGTCATTCTTGAAGCATCTAATCACGGAACGCTCGGCATTCAGCCGAATCCTCTCATTCTGTCGTTCCGCAACAAGGATGCGTCTGCTATCGCCCAGTGGGCGCTCGTTCGTCTTGACTTTGCACAGACGAGCGAAGAGCCCGGGTCTGGCAGTGCGTCACTCGGTTCGGCCTCCAACTCCAAGTGGGCAAACGTTACTCTCGCTCCCACTACGACTGCCGCTTCTAGCGGCGGTATCTATGGGGTCGCGCAGGAAGCGATTCCTGCTGGTGGCGTTGGAAAGGTGATGCTTGCCGGAATCACGCAGGCAACCAGTGCCTCTCTCACCTATGCGGTTGGTGAAGCAGTCGGTCTGACTGGCACTGCAATCACCGCTGGAAACGTCAGCAATGCAACGGTTACCACGAAGATTGGCATCTTCGTCGGTACTGCTGGAGCATCAACTGCTCCTCGCATCCTGCTGAACGGCAGCATCTCGTTCGGCACCTGATAGTGCAACCATTCACCACTGGCCGGGGAAACCCGGCCAGTGGAATTACCCATGCTCACCTACGGCGATCTCAAGAACCACGTCCTTCTTGCCATCGGCGGTCGTCCATCGACGGCCTCCGGGCAGACTGTCGCGGAACGTCAGGCGGAGATCATCAACACCGCAGGGGAGCATCTGTTTACCCACCCGTGGAAGTTCCGGGAGGCGACTGCGACCGTCACGACGGTCGTGTCGCAGTCATACGTCGCGCTTCCCTCCGACTTCGCTGAACTGACGCAGGTCTGGAAGGACGACTATCCGCTCTGGATCCAGTCTCCGGAGGAAGTCGAGACGGCTCGTCAGACCAACTACCCGGATCTGACGTGGCGCGCCTACGTCAAGACGGTGCTTCCGACCACGATTGCCCCGACGCAGTCGTTCCGGCTGGAGTTGTATCCGACGCCGACCACCGCAGAGCCGCTGAAGGTTCTGTATCGAATCGGATGGCAGTCCGTCACCAGTTCGACGGCGACCTCGGAGGTCATCTCGATCCCGAAGCACGTCGAGGCGACGCTCATCTCGTATGTCCGCGCGGTCGCGGAGGCATACGAGGACGGGCAGCAGAGCCAGCGATTCGCGGAAATCGAGGCTGGCCCGATCTTCGGAGCGGCCAAGCAGAAGGACGGAATGGTGCAGAGCCATTTCGGTCAGGTACAGCCGAACCTGTGGCGTTCCGGAACCCGGAACGGCCCGGGCTTCATCATCCTCAACCCAGTGCAGAATCCCTCGTAAGGAACCACCATGAGCCTTCTCGGAATGATGTCAACCGTCACCGCCACCAGAACCGTTCCGGCGGTACTTGAACTTGCGAACGCGACCAACATCACGGCAGCGTCGTCTGCGACGGCACGAGTGGCTACGGCCACCAAGCCTACGACGACCGGAAACAGCATCGTCATCGGAACGAACATGAACTACCTCGTGCTGCAGACGCTGAACACGGCATCTGTCGGCCTGACCTGCTACGCGATCGGCTGGACGTACTCGACTGCTGTGTCGCTCTGGATCCCCAAGTTGCTGACCAAGTTCACCGTGACGTGCAGCACCACGTCTGGATCAGCCGTCAGCAGCCTTCGCCCCGGTCGCGACTACCTAAAGAGCCTTGGCGACCTGAAGATTTACAACGGCGAGGAAGCGTCCTGCCCGGGCGGCTTCGTGATCATCGACCTCGCCGGAAGCGAGATGGTGGAGTTGCAGATGGTTGCCGCAAGCGGCAGCGCCAATGCCCTCATCGGGTTCATCTGATGCACGCACGCAACCGTACATGGCTGCTCGGCTCTGACCCGGTCGAGCGTTGTCGGCAGCGCACGCTCCCGGTGGAGGGCGGCGACGGCTCCACGCTCTCGCTGGACTTCACCACGGGCGTCCTCGACCCGCGCCTGACGTTCACGCGCAGCACCAACGCCACGTTCATCAACTCGCAGGGGTTGGTGCAATGGGCTGACGCGAACATGGTGACCGGGAGCGAATTGTGTGATCCAACTCTATATGGGTGGAACTCCCAAAACAGCCCCGGATATCTATTCGATACATCGGTGAATGATCCATTCGGAAATCCGGGTGTCCCGAGAATCACTTCAAACGCGACTTCCGGAAGTTCCGCAGTCAACAGTTCTGCATTTGCTGTATCTGCTGGTGTTACTTACACGCTCACTTTCTGGGTTCGCGCTGGTACTTCAACGACATTTCTAGTTGGGATTTACGACATCACTTCAGGGGCATTCTCGCCCGCAAGCGGAACGATCTTGAGCGGCCCCGGAAGCATCAGCGGAACTGGTGCGATTGCGCTGACGAGTCTGACGAGCGCGTGGACAAAAGTTCGCATCTACATCACGCCAGCAAACACCGCTGCAAGCCGTGCAATCTCGTTCTATCCACAAGCAGCCGCTTCTGGTGGGCAGTCAAACTACCTTTGGGGAGTCCAACTCAACATCGGACAGACTCCGAATCCGGCTTACTTCAAGACTGTCGCAACGGCTTACCAAGCCCCCCGCTTTGACTACGACCCGTCCACTACGCCGCCACAGCCTCGCGGACTGCTGATTGAGGCAAGCGCGAGCAATCTTTCGCGCAGTTCTGCTGATCTGACAAACGCTACCTATTGGACATTGCAAACGGCGTACACGGCAACATCCAACTCCGCTGGGCCATCTCCGGATGGAACTAACAACGCATCGTCGTTTACAGAGCCAAGCACCAGTCTGCAGCGGTCGATCTACCAGTCTTACAGCAGCGCGGCGGGAACCTACACCGGATCAATGTGGGCCAAGTTGAGCAGCGGCAGCACGCGGTACATTCGACTCGTCGTTTCGTCGGCATCTGGCAACTTCGGATATGTGACGGTCAATATTACCACCGGAGCGGTTCAACAGCCTGCCGCCGTTGTCGGTACGGCAACCAACGCATCAGCAACCGTAACGGCATATCCGGCTGGTTGGTATCGCATCACGCTCACGGTTACCCTTGCAGCATCAGTCGATTTCATGTTCGCCGTCCCGATGGATCTCACTTCAATCGACACGCCGACCACGAACTACGGAAGAGTGGCATACTTGGGAAATGGATCGGTGTTTCTGCTTTGGGGCGCACAACTGGAGACAGGCTCCGGCGCATCCTCGTACATCCCGACCGTGGCAAGCACGGGGAGCAGGGCGGTGGATTACTGCACGATGCCGACGAGTTTGTTCATTACCGGAAACCCGTACCCGAACACGTTGTTTGTCGATTGCATTCCAGCAACAGCAAACACCGGATTCCCAAATCTTGCACGACTGTTCGACAGAACTGCCGGAGGCGCGTTCTCATACGGCAGCGAAATCTACTACTACAGCGCAGCGTCATTGATTTCTCAACGCAAGATTACAGCGTCAACCAACACAGATAGAAACTTCGCAAACGGACTTGCATACAACACGCGCCACAAGTTTGCGATGTCCGTTGATTCGACCGCGTTCATCGGATCATATGACGGAGTAACAGGACTTGGGGCAACAACGGCTCCAGCCGCGTTGCCTTCCGTGAGTACGCATCTTGGCATCGGCTGCAATGGAGATTCTTCGCCAGCAAACGTAATGAACGGATGGATGCGTCAACTCAAGTTCTGGCCCACGGCTCTCCCGCAGGCAACCCTCAACTCCATCACCACTCTCTGACATGGACTACCTACTCCGCTCAACCACCGAGTCCGACCTCGACGATGCCCTTATCGCCGCAGGGCTTGCCGAGGAACGCACCGACGAGGACGGCGAGGTCATGGTGCTGCCCGTCACGGGTGTCACGCTTGACCGAATCGGGCCGATCCCGGCGCAGGTGGACGAGGAGGGCGTGATCCTGCGCCCCGGCGACAACCGCTACCACGCGAACATTCGCGTGTCGTTTGAGTTGACGAAGGCGCAGGAGGACGAGTTGCCGACGTTTGAGCCGATCCCGACGATCCCATACCGAGTGTTCATCTAAAGCCATGACAATCGAAAACACCGATACAGTCGTTCGCCTGTCCGTCAAGGACTGGATCGCCATTGGCGGGGTCGCGCTGACGATCCTCGTGGCCGTGCTTTCCGCCTACCTTCACCATGACCGCCTGCTTGTGCAGGTGTCTGTCCAGCAGGACATGACCAACCAGCGGCTCGACAAGATCGAGTCCAAGATCGAAAGGAACTCCAAGTGAGCGACATCATCAAGAACTCCTCGTGGAAGACTACTGGCGCTGGCATTGCGGCGATCCTCGTCGCGATCGGCGCTGTTCTCACCTCCCTGACCGACAACGACCCGCTGACCGTCCCGGACTGGGGTTCGCTGGCCGCTGCGTGCATTGCTGGCGTCGGCCTGATCTTCGCCAAGGACAACAAGAAGGCCGAGTGACGTGTATGAACTCGTCAGAGCCATCGTCATGTCGCTGCTGCAGTGGGCGCATTCCGTTCTTCCACGAAGAGGTTCGGGCGTTGACGCTCCTGCTGATCATTCTGTCCTTCGTCGCGGTGGCTCTCGCATTCGCGACTGGCTGCACGCGCACGGTGCTGGTAAGCGAGAGCAGCCCGATCAGGATGGGGCCGCAGGTGCGGGGCAAGGTGTACGTCAAGACGGCTGACGGCTGGCAGTTGGGCGACAACGAGGTTCGCATCCCTGAAGGCTGGTACTGCGTGCCGCCTTCGTTCGTGGAAGAGGACAAGTAATGGCGATCAAGTTGCAGATCCGTCGCGGCACCGCGTCCAACTGGACGAGTTCCGACCCGACGCTTGAGTCCGGTGAGATCGGCTACGAAACCGATACTGGAAACGTCAAGATCGGTGACGGAACCAACCCGTGGACTTCGCTTGGCTACGTCTCCAGCACCTACCCGCAGGTTGCCGTGTCCGGCACGGACATCAACGCAGCCGGGTACAGCGTGCAGGGTCGGTATCCGATCGCCACGACGGTCACGTCAAACGTCCCGTCCGCTTGGACGCCTGCGTCGGACGGCCCCGGCGTCCTGCACGT